TTTAACAAGACTTGGCAACCTAACTTTTTAACTGAAGTTAGTAATGGTCTAGTTAAAAACATGATGATAAACCCTATACCCCACATGCATAATGAGTTAGTTCACTGGTTTATTAACCGGGGTGCTAGTGGTATTTTAACACCTAAAGGTATATTACAATTTGCTGAGACTCTTCCTAAAGCTGTTATGGAAGTAATGGATAGAGGCCCTATGTTTAGAGAGATTATGAGACAAGGTGGATCTGTTATGTCTGCTAATGTTCGTAACAATGCTCTCTTAGATAAAGCATTTAAAGAAAATCTTACTCTTACTAGTAAAGATCCTAAGTTTGTAGAGTATGCAAAACGTTTAGGTAGGTCCCCATTAGACCTATATGAAGGTATTTCTAAGTTTTCTAACAAATCTATGTGGACTGTTCGTGATATTCTTTATACACAACTTGTTATGGAAACAATGACTAAGGGTAAAGTAGATTTACCTACTGCAATTAAGTCAGTAGAACGACATATGCCTTCTTATCGTTTGCCTAGTCGTGTAGGTGAAAAGATATTGGGAGCACAAGTGTCTCGAATAACTGCTAAAGTGCTACAAAATCCGTCATTTGTTATATTTGCAAGATACAAACATGGTATGTTAAGTTCTTTACTTAATACTAGTAAAGACCTATTAATGTTAGATCCTAAGGTTAAGAAATCTAAACAGTTTAAAGAAGGTACAGATGCAGCTTTGGCTACAGCTATTGCTATAGGTGCTGTATATCCTTTATTAGATTCTTTTGCACAAGCACTAACAGGAGATCAAGATTCTAAGGTTAGACGTGCAGGTGTACTACATTTATTTGATGCTGTAGGTGAAATATCTGCAAGTAAAAAAGATCCTTATTCTTTATTGTCTGCTGTTATTACATTTAATCCTACACTACAAGCGCTATTCCAATTAGCTGCTAACTATGAATTATATAATAGACGTAATATTTATAACGTAGAAGACGATTGGGATCTTATTGCTACAGATGTAGGTAAGTATACTCTTAAAACAATTCCTCAAGCTGGTGAAACTATGAGAGTAACTAGTGAATTTGGTGGTGGATTTAAACAATGGTTAGCTAAACAGTTTGATGTTAAAACTAAGACTTTTGAACAAAAAGCTAGGGAAGAAGATCAAGTGGAACGTAGGAAATCTGCTGCAGAGAATCGTAAATGGGGTGGACAATAAGAAAAAGCCCTTATGAGGGCTTCTCTTTAGATAGTACTAATCGTACTATTAGTAAGTCAATAACTGTGTAGGTAAAGGCATCATCACTAAGGAACTCAATCCCTAGTGAAGCTCCACTAATTAAGCTTAGTTCATATTCTATCATATTTCACATGCTCCTGCTGTACAAGCTAAGGTTTGTTGACCAGTAGTATTATCTTCCTGTTCTAGAAAATCAGCCCAATCAATACGACTAGGAGTCTTTGCTAGTTGTTCTTTATACTCTTCTTCACTACAATCTTCATATGGTGCTTGTTGATATGTGTGATTAGAATATGGTAAGAAAGATACACCACTAATTTCGTCAAAGTGTTTCCATACCCATGATCCTACTTCAGGCCATTCATCATCTTTCACTGAGATAGTAACGCTAGGTTTATGTTCACACCAGTGTCTTTGGTATATTAACCAAATTTCTAACTGTTCAATAGCTGTCTTATCATTTCTAAGGATAGCATTTTTAGGTGCTTTCATAGGGAAACTAAAGACTGCTGTTGAATCAGGTCTAAATACTTCATCTTCTACAGATACTCCCATAGATTTTAAATAGTCATAGATAGGATCCTTTTTATCCATGCGTATACGTCTAATGTAAAAATTATTGTGACGTGCATGGATGCCACTAGCGGAATCAACCAACTGTGACACAGTACCTGAAGGTTTAACGCAAGTAATAGAAGCAGAAGGTTGGATATCAAATTGCTTTGCATATTCCTCATTTGTCGTCCTAGAGACATCTCTTAACCTTTCTAACATTTTAGGATCAGGATTATTAGTAATCTTAGCATCCATGATACCTGTTAAACTAACACCTAATAACCTCTCTTCAGAGGTGTTTTTAAGCCACTCAGAAGATAGAAATTGAAAAGTAGTTAGGGTTGATTGGATAGTTCCAAGTATTGTTGCGAGCCTGACCTTCTTAGTAAGGGTAGATTCGGTATCATTTTCCCGTACAACCACTTCCGTAAGGTTACAGAATTGTTTATCACGAAGGATAATTTCTGAGCATGGATTGGTTCCGTAATTGAGAGTTGGATCTCGTCTTCCCCACTTATTTGCTTGATTCTGAGCAGCAATACGATTAAAGATTCCTCGTTCACCTGATTTGGACTTAACCAAACTGAGCCATTCTTCCATGAAAGTTTCACTATCTGGTTTCTCCGTGTATGCCACTGAGTTATTTGCAAGTCCTCTGTGTGAATTATCATTATACCAGGCTCCTGTTTTAGCATCTCTCATACGTTTATCTGTAAGATTAGAAAGAGAAATAAGAGCAGATCTTCTAACACCACCTACTACAACAATTTCTCCAACCATACACATAATATCATGTACTTCAATAGAGTTAAGTTTACGTCCTACTGCTCCTTTAAACGTTTGTACTACAAATTCAAACAGTTTCTTTAAAGGTTCAGGACCACTAGCACGACCACCAAAGACTTTAAGTCTAGCTCCAGCAGGTCTTACCTTACTGTAATCAAATGTAGGTATATCACCTTCCCAAAGGGAAGACACTAGTTTTTTAAAGGCTTTAGCCCATCCTAGTTTACTATCTTCAACTACAATTATATCATCACATTCTTTTAATTCAGAAGGAATCTCTGGTAATTTAGCAATTTCTTGACGTTCACAGGAGAATCCAACTCCTGTACCGTTCATGAGTATATATAAAGCTTCACTAAAAGCTCGCTTATTATTAACAGCAAGATAAGAACAATTATAAGCAGCGATGTTATCTCTTTCACAGGCCTCTCCAGCACTCATTAAAAGCCTCATAGAAGGCATTACTTCAAGATTTAAAACAGATTTGTGTAGTTCATCCCAAGTATTTGTATCTAGTGTTACTTTAGTTTTAAGGTAATTAGTAAGACGTGTTACTGTTTCTTCCCATGTTTCTCTGCGATTTTTTTCAGGAATATAACGAGCATATCTGCTCATTGCAATTACTTCCTGGTAAACACTTGGTAAACTACTCATATGTATCATAATCCTCTAGTTCGTTATTTATTTCTTTTGATAACCTATCAAAGTTATCTTCTATTCTGTCTTGAAAAGCGTCAACTATTTCTTCTGAGTTAAGATTAAGTAGTTCCATTAACGTTATTTCGTCTAACTTTTTTAAATCTTCACACAGTTCATAGAATGTTCTATTCATGATTAGCTTTCTGATGACCGACCATTGTTATTTTTATTATTAGTACGACAAAGTTCCCCTGTTGATTTATCTAATTCATACTCAGACAGTACAGTAGGGTTTTCTAACATTATATTTACCATATCTTCATGGTTTAGTTTCTGTTCTTTTATCCTCTTTCCGAAGATTCGATCCCAATTCTCTTCTCCATCCTTGGATAAAGGTTTTGATACGAGACTGTCTCCTGTTACATCGTTCTTTGTTGCCACTTTCTAACTCCTTAAGTAGTTCAATATAATGAATGACCTTGTCTAAGTCTTTCATTCCACCCTTGTCCCTCCATCTACAGATGTATTTAATTACATTACCTTCAATGAAAGGGATATTGTTTTTATGAATAAATTCAGTGGGTTGGATTACAAATTTCTTGTAATGATCTCCATCCACCTGTTTATTTAATGCATTCATATTAAATTTGTCCTATTATTATATCAAGTTTAATTAAATTTGTCAACTATAATCCCATATTAGCTTCAACTAATTTCTTAGAATCATACTTTTTAATACCATCATAATGCTTAGCTTCTTTTTCATTTTTATATAAAGGAGTTATAGTTACATTATGTTTCTGTGTTTTTAAATCTTTAAACCAAGATAGTTCTGTAGGTTCAAAGAAGGCAATCATCTTCCAGACTAATTGCCCTCTTGAATTTAGTTCTTCTACTAACCAAGCATCAGGTTTTATCATATGTTTACCAACTTAACTGTTCCTTTTTCTTTAAGGTTTTTATTATCTTTAAACCAATTACCACAGGAACGACATTGGAATCTTTGATATTTACCAGCAGCTGTTATGTTATAACCTCTACGTTGGAAATTTTTAGAAGAACAGGTAGGGCAACATAGAT